GAAGCCACGGTCAACCAGATGCACATAGTTTTTCGGGTAGGCGTACATGTCCTTCTTGCCACGACGCACCGGGATTTTGTAGTCCCGGTTGGCACCGACCACGATGTACGCGGCCTGGCTTTTCTTGCCGCGCCGGAAATAGGCCTTGATCGACTTCTTGAGCGCGCCCGATTTGCCGTAGACTTTCGGCCCCTTGGCTTGTCCCTTGCGGCGCTTGGGTGCTTTGCCGGGTCCGGGTGCCAGTTCCCGCGCTCGCTTGACGATGATTTTCGCACCCTCGCTCAGAGCCTTGCGAAAAACCTTTTGGGACGGTTCAGGACCCAAGGCCCTGGCCAGAGGACCCAGGACACCAGACAGGTCAGGCACCCGAACCTTGATTTCCATTACGCTAACTCCTCCACCCCAGACACCTGCAGCACCTCGCCCATGTTGTCGACATCGACCACGCCGGTGATGTGCACGGTGTGGGTCACACCCGACCGGGAAAAGACCATGCGATGCTCCGAGGTCACCGTGGACCGCCAGCGCATTTCGACGGCCCAGTTGACGACGCGTTTCATTTGATCCCCGGCTGTTGGCTCGCCTGCTGAAACCGGGGTGCAGAAAGCCCACACTGTGGCGTAGGTCGTCCAGGACCGGGTTTTCTGGCCGTTGGCTGCGGTGGTCTCGGTGTAGCTTTGCAGCGCCACCCGGTCGCGCATCCTGCCGATGTTAAGCGCCATGGCTTACGGCCTCCTCCAGGCATAACGGTGACACACCCGGTCGATGGCGGGACCTACCTCGGGTCCGATGTCCCGCGCATTGCTGGAGCGGTTTTCGTACCAGTGCGCCACGAGTGTCAGGATGGCCGTTTTCACCGCAGCGGGGATAGTCGTGGTCTGTGCCGAGTAAGTGAGCGTGATCGCCGAGGCGTAGCCATCCGGCTCGGGAAGGTTGACCGTGTCCTTGATTTGAACCAGCGGGTCGGTCTCGTCCTGTCCGATCTGGGTCACATAGTCGCTGCTGGAAACCGTCGAGGTTCCCGAGGTGGTTCGGCAAGTCAACGAGGTGATGCTGGCGACGGGACCCAAGGGAATGCGGATGATCCGGTCGGCTGGCCACTGCTGCAGTTTGACCGTCTTGGTGCTGGCTCCCAAGGTCCGGCCCGAGGTCTGCTCGAAGTAATCCACCGCGGCGTCGATCAGGTCGTCAATGAGCGCATCATCGGCGGTCATGTCGCTGTCGACCTTGAGCCAAAGCTTGGCTTCAGAGCGGGTGGGAATCGCCATGGGTTACCTCGTTTCCCGCTTGGGCTTCCTGGTTTCGGGAGCAGCTGGGACCTCGGGTGCGGGTGGGTCGGCAGGGTCGACGAAACCGGCAGCGATCATGCGCGCCGCCTCGGTGTCGTCCCATTCAAGCACCGCTCCCGCGCCGAGGGACTGGTTGGGATAGTTGGTCTTTTGCTTGATCCACATACGCCGCTGCTCCACAAAAAAAGGCCCGGGGAAAGTCCCCGAGCCCCTTTGGGATTTACCCGCGCCAGAGCGATTACGCCTGGACAAGCAGCTTGAAGGCGTTGGCCTGGACGACCTTGGAGTCGTACCGCTGACGCATCTTGATAAGGACCTGGTCCTCGCGCACAAAACGGCTGGTGTCGCGGATGAGTTCCCGCTGACCAGCCTGGCGAATCATGAACTTTTTGGGTTGGCAGAACAGCACAGTCTTGTTGGTGGTGGCCACCGACGACGCCATGGCGTTGTTGAAAATCACCGGATAGCCAAGGAGGCTGTAACCGGTGCCCTGGCCCAGCGCGTTCCAGTCACCGACCAGGTAGCGGCCTTGGCTGTCCTTGAGTTTGCGGATGTAGGTCCACACCGAGGAGTGCATGAAGAACACCGCACCTTGACGGTAGGCGGGATCGAGCGATGCTTCCAGGTCGAGGATTTCATCGGCGGCGATGGCAGTGGCGCTGGCCGTGGTCTTGCCCGTGCCTGCACCAGTCACCATGCCTTGAGGAGCCGAGGAGCCGGAACCGGTGGTAAAGTCGGTTTGCTCCTTGCGGCCATGACGCTCGGCCAACAGGTCAGCCAGGCGGCTTTCGAAGTTGGACAGAGTCGCGTCCATGAACAGCTCGTAGGGAACAAGCAGTTCGGTCGACTTGCCGTAGGAAGACAATGACACCTGCCCAAGTGTAAAGGCGTCCTCGCTGGTCGCGGTGTTGATGGTCCGATCCGCCGCCGTGATCGAGGTGTCGTCGACGGTGGGGAAGTTGAGGGGATTGCCCTCGGCAGTGGTGAGGATGTCGGCGTACTGCCGGATGGGACAGTAATAGAGCAGCCGCTCCTCGAACTTTTGGACAAAGCCAGTGGCGATGGCGTGACCGCCGCCCGTGGTGGTGATGGTTTGCGCGGCGCGGCTTTCGATGTCTTCCTTGCTCGGAAGGGTCAAGCGCTCGCTGTTGCGGATACCGCAGTCCACCATAGCCTGCCGTTGCTCGTCGGAAGCGTCGGCACCCTTGAGCCAGCCTTGAAACGCCAGAGCCGCAGAGCGTTGCGCCTTGCGGTCGTTGAGGTCGCGCACGAAGCCAACAGGGTGCGGGGTCTGGCGCTGGGAGCGCAGAAACGCGGCGGTCTGCTCGGCCCGGGTGATGAACTCGGGGGAGCGAGGCTTGGATTTCATTTCGCCTTCGGGTGCAGGCTTGGCGCTGTCGGTCTCCATGCTGTCGGAGTTTTCCGCTTCGAGCGCAGCAACGCGAGTGTTAAGCTCAGTCACCTGAGCCTTGAGCGCTTCGACCTGAGCGGTTTCCTCGGGGGTCCACTCCCGGGTTTCGCTCAGCTTGACGAGAGCGTCAATTTTCTCAATGGCGGCGGCGCGTTCCGCCAAAACCTTTTCACGATCCATGTTGTCTCCTTTGGGGAAAACGCAGCTTCTCAACCGCCAGCCAACGCTCGGCATGGCTTCGCATGTGGTGGAGGTACACGGATCGCAAATCACGCAGTTGAATCGAAGTTCCTTCGGGGTAAGCGGGGTCGATGACAAAAGAGATTTCTTTCAGCTCAACATCAACAAGCGTTCTTTTCCAAAGCGAGTTCGTCTTGTCCCAAATGTCTCCGTTTTCGCGAACAAAAAAACCAAACGAGCATTCCCCCATGTCGCCTCGTGCCACCATCTCCCGAATGCGTTGGCCGAGGTCGTGGTTGGGGAGCTGCAGCTCAAAGGCCAGGCCTTCGTCGGTTGATCTGACAGTCAGCGTTTGGGATTTGGTTCGGCCCAAAACCATCGTGGAATCGTGACCGATAAGCGCTTTGATGTCGTCTTCCTGGAGCGACTTGTCAAAAGCGCCTTTTTGGATCTGCTCAATGAATGGCTGGGAACGATTGCCAGCCCTGATGTACAAGGTGCTCGACCATGTGCTGTAAGGCGCGGCGATGCCGACCAGCTTGTTTTCCTGCGCTCGGCACTCAAGCGTGACCGGGGTGCGTCGTTCGAGTGCGGCCATGATGTCCCCCTGTGATGGGGGGACCTACCCAAAAACAAAACCGGCCCGGAGTGTGGGGACTCCAGGCCGGTCGTGCGACGCTTAGGGGTGCGTCAGAGGGGATTGGGTTAGCTTGCTTTTTCGTCGGCGGCGTCCATCTGCTCGGCCACCTTGTTGGCCCAGGCTTGGCCAGGATCGCCGCCCCACAGCGCCCAGGCGATTCGGCCCGCCGAGGGGAAACCTTCCTCGCCGGGGGAAAACCCCTGGCCTTTCTTGTCGACCTCGTGCCGTGCAAAAAACGAAACCATGCGGCCAATCGTTTCCGGGGAAAGGCTTACACCGTTGGCGATGTCCCGAGCGCGTGCGACACCGACAGCGGTGCCTCCTCGGTTGAACTCCTCGCGCCAGGCCAATCCTTTGCGTGCTTCGTCCCGAGCACCTTCGGGAGGGATGAAGTCGATGTGGCTGTACCGCTCCAGGCTGCGGACCGCGCCGACCGGCTCGGGAATCGGCGCTGGCACAGACTGCGGCGGTGCGCTGACCGGTGCCAGGTTGACCTCTTGCAGGTGGGTTTGGCCCGCATTGTTGGGAAGCGGTGGCATCCTCAGGCGGCGGCGGATGTCGTCGATGTTGAGTACACCCAAACGACGCAGCGCACCAAACGAGGCGTCACGGGTTGCGGTGTTGACGGTGAGCAGTCTTTCCAGATCGTACTTGGCCGTGTACGGCGAACCGAGCAGCTTGTGGGTCAGCTCCTGCTCATCGCAGACCATGAGCGGCATAAGACTGTTGGTCACATAATCGATCGTGTCCTCTTCCTGGTTGGAAAAGGCCGTTGCGCCTTTGACCCGGAGTTTGGACAGCGGGATGCCCAGCACCCTGGCGAAGTCCTCGATCGACATCTGCCGAGACTCAATAAGCTGCATGTCGTTGGGGTTGATACCAGAGTCTTTCCACTCAGCTCCCTCTTCGAGGATACCAAACCGGTTGGCGTTGCCAGATCCGCTGTGCCGCTCGGTCCAGGCCGACTTGAGCCGGTCGTAGGCAATCGGTCCCAGCTTGCCAGGGACCTGGATGTAACCGCCAGGCCGGGACCCGTTGGACATGCTTTTCCCGGCGTAAGTGTCCATGGCCCGGGACAGACCAAGCTGCTCCTTGCAGTAGGACAGCAGCGACAGACCGGAAAAACCGTTGATACTGAAACCGCGCAGGTGCAGCACCCGCTCAGGTGGCAGGTCCACGGTGCCACCGTACCCGGTGACCTTGTAGTAGAGCCCGCCTTCGTCCTCGTCGTAGTACGGGGTGACCCAGTATTCCGGGTCAAGCAGTGGCCAGAGCTCAATCGTGCCGTCGGGGTTGGTCACGATCTCGGCGTAAGCGTTGCCGTGAATGAGCCGCTTGGCGTAAAGCGCGACCCGCACCGCAAACGAAGGCGACCACGGGTTACCCATGCTGTTAAGCGCGGAGTAGACGGGGTGGGTGTTTTCCCTGCGGCCTTCGTCGGCGGGT